TCCGGCCCATTTCGTGAAGGGGATTACGCAGAATACACCCCGGAAGAAATGGGACAGGGTGTTGCACTGCGTGGCGAAACAATCCCTATGGCACAGCAAGGTGGTGTTCCTGCAGTTCGTGCGGGCCTGCCGACATTTGCGCGTGGCGAATACCAAGCACCCTCTGGAGCGTATGGCGAGTTTCGTGATGTGACCGGGAATGTGCTTTCCGGCCCGCAACAAGGAACTGCGATGGTGCCTTATGGGGAGACTGGTATGGTCCCTTACGGGGAGGCAGCAAATGCGCTACGTTCCGGTGGAATTCCTTTTGGTAAAATTGCGGCAGGTGCTGCGGGTGTGGGTCTGCCCTTTATGGCGGCTTATTACGGACGCGACGGTGGCGTTTCTGCTCCTCGGGATGCTGGCGGGGTTATGGCTGCACCAGAGGCAAGAGGAACGCAACAACTTCCGGCGATAGACATTTATGGTCGTAGGGTGCGACCAGAAGGTATGCCGATGGCTGAGTCGAAGGGTGGGGCAACAACCCAGAAGGTTAAAGGCGGAAAGAAATCTGCACAAACTGCGCCTACGCAAGTTGCTCCTGCAGACGAATGGGAAGGCAACTTAAACTACAAAATCACTCAAATGTTCGACAAATTGTTTGGGCAGGACGAAGCGGAACGCGGTCGGAAAACCCAGCAATACTACGAACAAAACCCGTATTGAGGTCAAAATGGCGGGGGAGATCCAATACAACTACGAGCCAATTGATAGAAACGCGATAGCGGATTATCTATCAAATGATTTTTACAATCCTTCCCCGCAGGGCGGCATACCGCTACCGCCGAGACGACCTGTCGAATATTTTTCGTTCGAAGACATGCCTTACACGTTGAACCCGGAAGAACAGCGTCAGGTGAATGAAGGGTATCAACGGCAGACGCTTCGTGAACGTGCGTCAAACCTTTATCCGTCAGCGATGCGGGCGCAAATTGGCTCGTATTTTGGAAATGAAAATGAGATCACTCAACATAATTTTTCGCCGTCTGAATTGAACGCCCTTCGTGAAGATTATTTGCAAAAAAGAGCTGATTATATCGGAGGGTTTTCGACTAATCCATTGACAGGCTTCCAGAATGGGCGCATTCCTGACGTAAGCCGATTTATCCCTTACGATGAATTTTCACAAGACACTGCAATGCCGAACATGCAAGGTTGGGGGAGCATGTTTGCTGGAACTAAGCCGTTTTCACAAGGAGCGTATTACGAACAATCACCAGAGGGAACTCGTCTTCGCAATTACTACGTCACCCCGTATAGCGAGCGAGATGTGAATGTGTTGTTACCAATGGAGCAAAGATGAGAGAGCCACTTGTAAAACTCCCCGGGAAGGGAGCCCATGCGCATAAAATGGTCGCGGAAACCGCCAAAAAGATGGCGGAAGAAGTTTATGAAAGCTGGGCTTCACGAAGCAATGAATTTTATGCGGAACATAGAACGCTTGAACAATATGTGAATTCTTGTTGGGCGCTTTACCTTGACGCTGCGCGGGCGTCTTTGGCGCAGTTATTGACAACAAACATGGATGAGGTATTAAAAAACGAAATCCACGATGCGTTAATCAAGGATGCGACGTTACGTCGAGGGCGTGAGGGCGTCTTACAGATGAAGAAAGGTAAAGGAGCCTAACATGAAAACATTTTACGAAAGCATGAACTTCCAAGCGGAAGGTGAAGCGGGCGCTGCGCCTGTTGAGGCCCCGGCTACGCCGCCAGTTGTAGAGGCCGCAGTTGAAGCCCCGCAAGAAGCGCCGCCAGAGGCCCCGGTCACACTTGAAACTGAGAACAAGCCACCGCAGGGCCTTTTAGATCGCATTGGCCAGTTGACCCGTCAAAAGCGGGAACTTGAAGAACGCCTTCAAGCTATGGAGGCCCCACAATACGCTCCACAATATGATGCCCAGCAGCCAACTGGCGGGGTGGACCCTCGGCAGGTGCAGTTGGAGATTTATCGTCAGGCACAGGAACTGGCAAAACAAAATGAATGGAAGTCTACAACGGACAAAATCTGGAATGAGGGGCTGGCGAAATATGGCGATTGGGCTCCGCAGCTTAACAACATGGCTCAGATCCTTGGCGGCATTCCGACTTCCCTCACGGAAGCTGCGATTGAAACCGGAAATCCACACGAAGTCCTCTACCATCTGGCTAAAAATCCTGACGAAGCTGCCCGAATTGCACTCTTGCCAACCGCCCGACAGGCTGTGGCAGTTGCTAAACTCGCACAGAACGTGGGAGCGCCCAAAAGAGTGACATCCGCTCCGCCCCCGATTTCTCCGAAGGTTCAAGGGATTGGAAGTGCCCCGGCGACACTTGACGACCCGAACATTTCAATGGAAGAATGGGTAAGACTTCGCAATGAGCAAGCTATGGCTCGTCGCAAAAGGTAGGCGAGGACACCTTCAACGTCCTCCCCTTGCTGATCGCAGGGTAAGCGATCTGGGTTGCCTGTCAAGAGACGGTCGCAGGCTCCGTCAGATGAACAAAGGACTCCCTTTGTATTTTGACAATATAACTGCGCCTTGGCGCGTAACCCAGAGGACTTAGAAATGTCAAATACAATTTTAACAATTAACATGATTACCCGTGAGGCCGTGCGCCTTTGGGTCAATACCAACTCCTTCCTGCAGCACATCGATACGCAGTATGACGATCAATTCGCGGTTACTGGTGCGAAAATTGGTCAGAGCCTGCGCATCCGTCTGCCGAACGACTACACGGTCCGAACCGGCCCTGTAGCGCAGATCCAAGATACGGCGGAAACCAGCACCACGCTGACCCTCGCCACCCAAAAAGGCGTTGACGTTTCGTTTAACAGCGTTGAACGCACGATGAGCTTGGACGACTATTCCAAGCGTATTCTTGCGCCAGCTGTAAACAACCTCGTCGGCGCTGTCGCTGCAGACGTGATGTCAGGCGCTGAGCCAGGCGTTTCCAACCTTGTTGGTAACTTTGACGCTGCCGGTAACTTGCTGAAGCCAACCTTGGAGACATGGTTGAATGCGAAGGCGCTGTTGTCTTTGCGTTCGGCTCCAACAGACTCACGCAAGTTCATCCTTGATCCTGTCACGATGGCTCGCACTGTCCAGAACCTTACGGGTCTTCTCAATCCAGCTACTGAGATTTCTGAGCAGTATCGTAAAGGTGAAGTTTATAACGCGATTGGCTTCGACTGGTTCGAAGACCAGACGGTTATCAAGCACACCACGGGTGCGTATTCGTCACCTGCAGTTAGCGGCGCAAATCAGACGGGTAACACCCTGACGGTTTCCAGCTTGTCTGGCCCGCTCAACCAAGGCGACATCATCCAGATCGCTGGCGTGAACGCAGTCAACCGCATCACGAAAGTGTCAACCGGTCAGTTGCAGATGTTTGTTGTTACAGCAAATGCTGCGGCAAGTGCGACATCAATCAGCATCTATCCTGCAATCGTTCCTCCGCAAAACGGTTCTGCTGTGCAGTATCAGACGGTTGACGCTTCACCTGCAAATGGTGCAGCTATCACCCCAATGACGCTTGCTTCCAGCGTTTACCGTAAGAACTTAGCGTTCATTCCAGATGCTGTTACGATGGCAACGGCGGATTTGGAACTGCCTAAGAACATGCAGGAAACGGCAAGAGAGCGTATGGACGGTGTGTCAATGCGTATGGTTACAGGTTTTGACATTAAGTCAGACCAGTTCATCACACGTCTTGATGTGTTGTATGGCTATCTCTGGGTTCGTCCTGAGTGGGCCGTTGTCGTCGCAGACATCATCTAATCACAAAAAGGAGAGGGCATTTTGCCCTCTCCATCTACCTGTAAGGAGCATGTAATGGCTAAAGTTCGACCTTATCTCGGCGTGTTTGAGAATATGGAATTCCCAGAATATAAATTTACTGAATATCCGAAAGTTGTCGGGTATAAAGATGAGAAAAAGCAGGTCCCAATTGTTGTGGGAGATGCGAAGGAAGAAGTGGAATACATCACCAAAGGTGAGCCCGGGGCTTTCAAAACCCGTGAAGACGAATTGCAGGCTGAACTTGACCGAAAGGCTGTTGAATTGGAGTTGGCAAAAACTCAGCTTGCCGAATTAAAAGCGCAGAAGGAACTTGCTGAAACTGCAAAGCCTAAACCTTCATCAAATAATTCTGCGCCTTCCAAACCTGCCCTTAATGTTAAGGACATCTAAATGACTACTGCGCTCGACATCATCAATCTTGCTTACAAAGACGCTGGTGTGTTGGGCGTAGGTCAGTCGCTTCTCGCAGAAGACGTAAATGACGCTCTTATACGTCTCAACATGATGATCGCCCAATGGCGCGTAAAACGCTGGATGGTCTGGCATTTGATTGACAAAAGCGTTGTGTCAACGGGCGCGATTAAATACAGCGTTGGTCCGGGCGGGGATATTGACGTTCCTGTCCGGCCTGACAAACTGGAAAGTGCGTATTTTCGAATGCTGCCAAACGCCAACGGCACACAGGCAGTTGATTATCCTTTACAATTGCTTTTCTTTCCGAATGGAGACTCAACCAAACCAACCGATCCCTTGGGATGGCCGAAGCAATAATCGTTGAAGGTTGGTACCATGGTTCCTTCGGTGAATTTACCCAAATCTCCACCGCGAT